GCTCGCTGAACGTCAGCAGGTTGTGCGGTGCATACTGAATCAGGCCGTTGCTGCCCGTCACCGTGGCGTTGGTGGTGCGGCTGAAGGTGATGCGGGGGTCCAGGGCCTGAGCCCCGGCGAACACCAGGTCAAGTGCGCGGCGCAGCCGCGAGCGGGCAACTGCGATGCCTTTGCTGCTTACGCCGACCATGCTTATGCCCCTTGGGTGATGTACGCGGTGCCGGTCAGGCCTGCGGTGCGCAGGGCCAGCTTGTTGCCCTTCTTCACGTTCAGGCGGTAGGTGATCTCGGCCAGCAGGTAGATGTCGGTGCCGTCAGACGTGGCCGTGGGGTTGCTGCCCTGGCGCACGAAGCCCGCTGCAGTCAACGTGACCAGCACGTAGTCGGAGTTGATCACTGCACTCTGGGCGCTGGTGGAACTGATGGCCAGGGCCTGCGAACGGCCGCCTTCGTCAACGACGATGCTCAGATCTTGGGTAAACATGTTGGGGTCCTTGTGGGAGGGTGTTGCGTCGAGTGTAGGCAGCGCGGGCTGCAACACGGACACGCAAAAAAGGGCACCCCTTGTGAGGGTGCCCTTTGACGGTCGACCGTTGCCGGTCAGGCGATGTCGGCCGAAGCCACGGCCGGGGCCTTGGCGATCTCGGACAAGGACTTGGGCTCTGTCTTCACAGGTGCCTTGGCCTTGGCAGGTGCCTTGACGTCTTCGTCAACCGACAAGAACCAGGTGCCCTTGGTGCCCGCAGGCACCTCGAACTCTTGGCCTTCGCGGATGCGTGCGCCGCCGAAGAAACCGGGCTGGAGGGCTTTGACCTTCATCGCTCAGTCCCTTCTTGCTTAGGCCTGGGCTGGGGAGGCGAAGGCCTTCCAGCTTGGGTCCAGAGGCGTCAGGCCGGAGTTGATCTTGCCCGCGGTCAGCGCAGCAGTGCCGACGTTTTGCAAGATACCAAGGTAGCGCTCGTATTGGCCCTTGGGCAGCTTCACAGCCACGGCGGTGTAGCCCGCGACCAAGGTGGCCTTGGCGATGGCAGCCGACTGGTAGTGCACGGTGGCGCTGCCGTCGACAGCGATCGCTGCCTGGGCGTCAGAGGCGAGCACGAAGCTCACAGTGGCGGAACCACCGGAGGTCACGGCGGTGTCGATGTTCACGTAGAACTCGATGCCGTCAACTTCGTTGATGCCGTCGGTGCCGAGGTCGATCACGTCGCCAACCAAAGCCAGACCCGTGGCTGCGGTGCTGAGCGCGGTGGCGTCAGCGAATTCAGAGCGTTCGTCGAGAATCATGGAAATTTCCTTTCAGATGAGGGGTTCGCAGTAAGCGAGGCGGGGACCGAGGTCCCCTCCTCCACTTAGACCACGCGGGCTTCGCTGTTCACCAGGGCGTCGGTGCGACGGACAGGGATGTCGTCGAACGTCATCACGCGCTTACCTTCAACGGTTTCCCAGTTGAGGTTGCTGGATGTGCGCTCCAAGATGCCCAGGCGCAACTTCTCGCGGATGGTGCGGTTGACGTACCAGCAGGCACGGCCCTTACCAAACGATGGGATGCGCTCGGAAGCCTGCACCATCAGGTTGATCAGGTTCTTGGTGTTGGCGATGGTGTCCAGATCGCTCACATCGACGTTGGCGATGCGCACGAAATAACGCCAGTCGCGGATCGTCAGACCCATGTCGTGGCGGTAGTGGGTGCGGTAGCCTTCCATGCGGCCGCCAGCGCCATCGACGTTCTCGATGGTGACCTGGCCCTTGTCGGTCATCTGCAGGCCAGCCTTGCTGCCTTTGGGGTAGATGCCGAAGCCGGTCTGTGGACCCCACACGCACAACCAGATGGATGTGTTGTCGGTGCTGGTGCCGCCAGCGTCCACGATGTTCAAGGCGTTGGAGGCAGACTTGCTGTTGAAGCGAGGAGCCAAGCCGGTGAAGGCTTCGGGTTCGCTGCCTTCGTTGCCGTAGAACAACGTGCTGGCCATCTCCTGGCTCATGCCTTCGATGTGGGCTGCGTCTTCGCTCAAGCGGAAGGCGGCGGTGTTGCCGTTCAAGTCGGCCAGGGCCTTGTCGATCTCGGCGTAGGCTTCCAGCATGCCGCACGAGTCAGTCACCTGCGCGGTGGTCGACTTGGTGGGCTGCACGCCACCGTACAGCTTGCGCCAGGTGGGAGTGGGCAGACCGGTGCGGACGGTGGTCTTGTTGCCGGTGGGCAAGTTGCCTTCGACGAAGGACATGTCCGTCAGCACTTCGTTGGTCTGGGCCAACAGTTCGACGATCGTGGCGATGGAGCCATCGGGGTCGGTACGTTTGGCAACGTCCAACAGGGTGGGGTTGTTTGCGGCGAGAGTAGCCATGGGGTTTTACCTTTCAGTTCAAGTTGGGGAACAGTTTTTTCGCGGGGTCCGTGTCGTTGCCTTTGGCGGCACCGGCCACGAACTTGTCTTCACTGATAGCTTTGCCAGCTTTCACGAAGGCCTTGATCACCGCCGGATGGTTGCCCAGCCCGCTGGCGTTCAGCACATCCCGAAGTTCGGGCGTGCCAAAAGTGTCAAGCGCTTTGCGCGCGATGCTGAGGTTCTCGTCGAGCTTGTCGCCACCGATGTCTTTGTCGGTCTTGACCTGCTCCACCCAAGATTCCACCAGCGCGGTGTGCGCATCGACTTGGCGCTGTGCTTGCTTGGCGGCGATGTCCGCCAGCTTCTGCGCAGCCGCCTGGTCGAGCTTGAGCTCCTTGGCGATCGTGGTGAACTCGTCGGCAGCTGCCTTATCGAGTTCGACACCTTCTGGCATCTGCAGGTCGTAGGCTTCAGGCACCTGGGGCTCGAGGGCCTTGGTGTCGTCGGTCTTCGTATCTGCAGCAGCTGCGGGCGGTGTGCTCGCGGCCGTGCTGTCAGGCGTCACTGTCGTGCTATCAGTCGTTTTCGGTTCCCCAGCGTCGTTGGAAGGTGTGCTGGTCGCCGCAGTCGTGTCAGTCATCTTTGGTCTTTCCGTACTCTTTGAGCACTTTCATAAACCCGTCGGCAGAGGCTTCGAGGAACTCAGCTGTGAGAAACAGGCCGATGTGTCGCTTGCCTTCGTTGAACGCCATAACGCTGCCGCTGTGGTTGAACGAGGACCGATACACGCCTGCCTCCTCCAGCAGTCGCATTGCGATGCGTCTACCTTGGGGGTGACCGAGCAACCACCGAAGATCCTCGAGTTCCTTGCGCCTGAGCTCGCGCGCCCCCAGCTCTTCGCTTTCGGCCTCGCGTTCTTGACGTCGCAGATCTGTTGGGTCGTTGGTAGTTGCCACGCGGCGATGGTAGTGCTGCGCGTTTAGCTCACGGATACGATCAGCCCCTGGTGGGCGTGATTTCTTTGACGGTGAGCAACAGCGATGGCGACACGGGCTTGCCTGCCTCGGCTGCGTGGTAGGCAATCGTGACCAGCGGGTCGTCGGTGGCCCACATGATCTGGACGTAGTCGCCTGCGTTCTGGGCAAGCCAGAAGTTCTGCGAAGGGATGATCGCGCCAGGGGAACCGCCATGGCTCGAGGGCACGCTGTAGATGAACCGGCTGTTCGGAATGTCGACCCCGTTGACCCGGCCCCACAGCTCGAAGGTGTGCGCCTGGCTGTCCGCGTTGTGGACGTGGACAGAGAGCTGCCACTCGTAGATCGCGGTGCGGTCGACGTAGACCTTCGAGCCTTCTGCTAGGGTCACGCCCCGGCTGATGGCCTGGGTGCCAAACGCCATGGGCACTGCGCCCGAGCCGTCGGTCTGGGTGGACGTGGCGAACATCACCCCGAGGTTGGGCACCAGGTACAGCTCGCTGCCGTCGGGGTCGCGCAGACCCGCGATGTCCCCTGCGTCATCGTAGAGGAATGGGGTGCCGTGGCGTAGGCGCATATCAGCCCAGCATGCTTGGGTACATGGCCTTGGCCGGGTCGTCGCCGCCGGACTCGTCGTCCTCTTCCTTGGCAGGGGCCAGGGCCATCTGCTCGATCTGCAGGTCGATGCTGCGGTAGGGCTCGCCCTCGCCCGCGCTTTCGTTCATCGACATGCCGACCACGCACACCAGGGCGACCAGCTTGTGCTCGCTGTCGATGGCGGGCAGCTCGGTGATGCCGAGCTTCTTGAGCGTGTCGTTGTTCAGCGTGATGCGCAGGCCGTAGGGGTACTCGTCCTGCATGTCGGGTGCAACCAAGGTGGAGTTCTTGGTCTGCACGCTGTTCTTCATGTCGATCATTTTCATGTCAGGTCCTTCAGGCCATCGGCGCTGGGCTTACGTTGCTGTAGCCCTGCAACGACGTCAGCACGTCCTGCAGGTTGCCGGTGTCGATCTCGCTGGCGGTCTTCGCGCTGTCGACCACCTGCGGTGCGGTGGCCGCAGCTTGCGCAGCCTGCTGGGCCTGGGCGCGTTGCTGGCGGATGCCAGCGGCCACGTCGTCGGGCACGATGATCTTCGGGTTGACACCGTAGGCGTTGCCGTAGTCGTCGACCACCTGGTCGAAGTTGATCTTGTCCAGCACGTTCGGGTTGATCGCAGCCATCTGGCCGACGGTGCCGAGCAGGCGGTCCATGCCTTGGGTGGCCACCGCACGCTGAGCCTGGGCCAGCACGGAGATGAACTCGACGCTGAGCTCCATGCCCTCGAGCTCGGGCGGTGCCTCGGGCAGGATGCCTGCCTCGGCTGCGTACTCGAACGTCGTGTCGATCAGGGGCTGCAGCAGCTCGTTGTGCAAGCGCTCGAGCACGGGGCCGAGCATCAGCAGCTTCTCTTCGTGGCGCTCGGCGACCTCGGTGGCGGTGATGCCAGAGCGGTTGTCGTTGGCCAACATCAGGAACAGGTCGGCGTAGTAGGCGCTGCGGATGCGCTCGCGCACGTCCTGGATGTCGATCATCAAGTGCTGCAGGTTCAGCTGCACATCGAACGCCGAGCGCACGCCGCCTTGCTGGCCCATGCTGTCGACGTAGAACACGCCGCCAGGCAGACGCGCCTTGTGCGCTTCCTTGTACTTGGATGGCACCTGCAGTGGTGGGTTGACCTGATAGTCAATGGCCTGGCCCTTGCGCAGTTGCTGGTGCTGCAGCTGCTTGACGTCGCCCAGGCACTCCATGCCAGGGCTGGTGCCGTACACGTCGTTGCCGGTGACGACCCAGCGCGGGGTGAGCGCTGGGAAGCGGTTGAAGCCCGACTCGCTCAGGTAGCGATCGGAGTTGTCCTGGCCAGGCTCGATGTAGTAACTGGCAAAGCGCTTGTTCTTGCCGTCCATCTTGGACATGTCGCGCTCGCGGCGCGGCTCGACCATGTGCACCACGTCGACCCAGGCGTCGTATGCGCCTTTGTCGTACAGGTTGCGGGCGGTGACCGACAGGTTGTCCTTGCCGAACTGCAGCGCCATCTGCTCGACCGTCATCTGGAACTCGCGTGCCAGCGTGTTGACATTGCCCTTGGCGTCGGTGGCCAGGGCGTACTCGCCAATGGTCATCGGGTAGTGGTGGACCACGTTGTCGAAGTCAGGCAGCAGCACGGACGCGCCGGTGCCGAACAGGCCGAGTTCTTCGTAGATCGTGTGCAGGCTGCGGTAGGTGTTGGAGCTGGCGAAGATCGCGCGCAGCAAGGTGGCGCAGTCGTGCAGCCAGGTCTTGACCGGGCCCGACTCCATGAGCTCCTTGTCCTTGATCTCGAGGCGGAACCACGGACGCGCAGGGCTCGTGATGCCCGACATCAGGCCAGCGGCCAGGGTCCGAGCGCCGAACACGGCGGTGTTGTCCAGAATGTGGTTGGTCCGCTTGTCGCCACGGTTGCGATCAGTCGCGACGAAGCGCCCGGCACGGGGCTGCTGGTAGTCGCTGATCTCACGCCAGTGCGTGATCCAGCTCGAGCGCTCGGTCCACAGCGCGCTCTTGCGCGCCAGCAGGCGCTGTCGTCGGTTGATCGGGTCCAGCATTTACTGACCGAGAAGGGTGGCGCGACCGGTCGGGGCCATGGCGGCACCCGATGGGCCAGTCAACAGCGAGGGGGCTGCCATGCCGCCACCACGATTGCGTCGTGCCATGTTGGTCATGCTCGCGCTGTCAGGCTGCTTGACGTCCTGCACTGGGGGTGGAGGTGGTGGAATGTTGGGGCTGGACATGCACATGAGGTTCTCCTGGGAGTTGCGGGCATTGTGCTGCGCGCCCTTCGCAACACGGACACCCCAGGGGTTACATGTTGGCGTAAGGATCGTAGGTCATCGGGCTTTGCTCGATCGTCGGCATGCCCATGGCCCGGGCCCGCGCAACCGCTGAATGGTCCTGGTACACCGGGAAGGCAAACGTCAGCGCCAACGCGTCGCCCAGGTCGGGGCTGGGCAGACCACGGCCTTTGATGTCGTCCTTGCTCTCGAGCTGGATCTTGTCGGCGGGGGTGAACTTGTATGTGGGCGCGGCCAGGTCCTGCTTGAGGTCGACCAGGTCAGGGATGGCGCCGCCAGCGCGCAGCCAGTCGCGCAGCTCGAACCACATCTCGGCGCGCTTGTTGAGGTAGCGGGCGTGCGATGGTTGGCCGGAGAAGTGCACCTCGATCACGTCGTGGTGCAGTTGGCGCAGGCGGTCGATCACCCCGGCGCCGTTGCCTGCGTCGATGAACACGGCGTCTGGCTGGAAGCGCTCGATCTCCTGCGCCACCTTGTCTGCCAGGGTCATGTTGTCGATGCCCCGGTAGACCTTGGGCGGCATGGCGAACAGCCCCTGCCGGGGGAATATCACGCTGCGGTCGCTGCCAAAACGCGCGGGGTCGACGCCCAGCACCTTAGCGGCGTAGGTGTAGTCGTCCTTCTTCAGGTGCCTGCGGCAGGCCTCGTTGACGTCGGTCAGGCTCATGAGTTGGTCGTCACCCGAGGCAGCGAAGTCGCACAGCATCTCGCGCTTGAACGTGTTTTCGTCGACCGACTGCCGATAGCGCTCGACCTCTTGCGCGTCCAAGGCCTCGGTGTCGTAGACGGTGTAGAGCGCGCTGTGCCAGTCGGGCAGGCCTCGGCCCTTGAAGAACAGCTCAGAGAACAGGTTGATGCCGTGCGGGGTGCCGATGAACAGCGCCCAGCCCATGCGGTCAGCGAGCGCCGGCTGCAGCACCTCGCGCCAGGTCTCGGGCTTGATGTCGGCCACCTCGTCGAGCACCACGCCGTCTAAGCGCACGCCACGCATGGCCTCGGGG